GGCACGACGACAGCGGTACTACCGTTAGTCACATAACAAGTGGAATTAATATTTACATAACTCTCATGGATATAGGCCTTGCCAACAGATGGCTCAAGCCCAACACCAGAGGAAATAAAATTTTGGACATCCCATTGTTCTCGTGATCCCCTGTAATACATATCATCCCCATTAATCAATACTCTCTTTATATACGACTCCCAAAGGTACTCACCGTAGTACTCCTTTGCTCTCTCATCGGTCAACCCTTTAACGTAAAAACGACCGTTAAGGGTCCTAACTCCATCAACCTCACTCTCTATTGAACCTTTCTCTTCCCAATTCCAGTTGCACATAAAACATTGCACAGCCAGATACACCCCCAGATTCATCAAGCACAGAATAGGAAACGAAAGAATGCTTCCCATTAACTGTCCGCGAACCTGCTCCCCTTCAGGGATAGGTGCCTTCCCATCGAATTTAGGGTAGAACAACTTATGACTTCCGAGAACCTTGCGATAGATCTCGTAATCTTCAGTCGGCAAATCACAAATAATTTGCTCCAAAATCCACATGGAAAATCGAGAGTCCGAACCATCAGTAGCGTTCGAATAATCAATACTAAAGTTTAAATCACCAAGACTGCCCTCTTTGACAATGTCCACTATATCCATAACATTACAAGGACGTCCAATCAACCTAAAACATGGCATCTTCTTAAGTATGTCATGTAGAAGTAATTGGAAAGGCTTCGCGCAATAATACGGATAAGCGTTACCCTTAGAGATCGTGCGCACCTTTAAAGGCTCACAAATCCCCTGGATACCTGCGGAACATTGATCAACGAGAGAGGCCCCGTACCTAAGCACGGAGTCTTCCCTATGGTCATAAAACTCGGGAGGGTGGTCATATTCCCAATAAGAGAAGTTCGTGACATAAGAACCGTCATGAACTCCATAAGGGACCCACTTCATCCTGATTGGAACCGGATTAAAACAACCAAACATACCAAAATAGCAAGGCTTAAAGATCGCACCGAATTGGCCGGCTTGACCGCGTGGCCGCTCAAAACAAGCAGACACTGACGGTACCGTAGAACCAATTCGTTCGGTTACTTCCATAGCGTAACGCTCTTCAACTTCCCTCTTTATCTTGGCTAGGACAGGTGTTAAACATGCTTTGGCAATGTCGACAATACGAACC